GATGTTGCGCTTCTACGAGGGCGCCGATCCTATCTTTGCACATGCCGTGAGCCACCCGGGCATGCCGGCGAAGCCATACCTGCGGCCGGCGCTCGATGAGCGAGAGGGAGAGGCCGTAGATGCGGTCGGCCGGGTCATCCGGAGGGTGTTGCCGAGATGAACATAGAGGAAGCGCTCTACGCTCACGTAACCGGCGATGCGAGCATTGCGGCCCTGATCTCGGACCGCTTCTATCCACTGCGGGCCCCACAGGGTGCCGCGCTGCCCTACGCGGTCTATCAACGGATCTCGACGCCGAGGATACGGTCGCAGAGCGGGCCATCCGGCCTGGCGCGCCCCCGGTTTCAGGTCACCTGCTATGCCTCCTCCTACAGCCAATCCAGGCAGCTCGCGAATCTCATGCGCATCTCGCTGGACGGCTTCCGGGGGACGATGGGCGGCGGGGTCAGCGTGGGGGCGGTGTTCCTGGAGAACGAGATGGACACCTACGAGGATGAAACCGGGGCATTCGGCACGCCCATGGATTTCATCATTTGGCACCAGGAGGCGACGGAATGAGCGGAGACGTAGCTGAAATCAAAGAGCTCTATGAGATGGGCGAGTGGAAAGGCCTGCCGCAGTGGCGCTGTACGCTGTGCCCGTTCGACACGCTGGCCGGCGAAGCGGCGATCGTGGATCACATCATCCGCGCGCACTTCCCGCCTCCTCCGGTGCCCAAAGAGCCGGAGGTGCTCAGAGCGGATCGCTTTGGCAATATCGTCGAGCCACTCCTCGAGCATGGCCAGGTGGATGTCGAGGTTCCAGACGTGAGCGGGTTGAAGGTGGAAGAGGTCCTGGAGAAGGTGGACGCCGGCGAGATCTCCGCAGCGGAAGCGCTCATTGCCGAGAAGGCGGGGAAGAACCGCTCGACCCTCATCCAGGCACTGGAGGAAAGGACATAGGCCATGGCCAGAACCAGCTTGACACCTATCAGCGTTATGGGCCCTTACGCGTCAGATCTAGCATCGATCACATGGACCGCGGCGGACCCCACGAACAAAAACCAGTTCGTGCTCACGGGGCGCGAGCTGATCCTGATCCGCAACAACGACGCGAGCGCCCACAACGTGACGCTTTCGAGCGTCAGCGATCCCTACGGCCGCACGGGAGACATCACCAAGTCGATTCCCGCGGGCGCCTATCGGGCATTCTGGGCCGGCGCAGTCTTGGGCTGGATCCAGAGCGACGGCAAGTTCTACCTGGAGGCGGACGACGCCAATGTGGAGTTCGCCATCCTGAAGATCCCCGGCTAAGCCAGGGCGACACTCGGACTAGGAGGTAAACCCATGAGCGAAAGCGAAGCAATCTCTTCGTTCGGAACGCTGCTCAAGATCGGAGACGGCGGCGACCCCGAAAACTTCACAACCATCGCAGAAGTGCAGGACATCAAGCCGCCATCCCTTGAGCTGGGCACGGAGGAAGTGACCCACCACGGCTCACCGGGCGGGTGGAAGGAATACGTCGCCACGCTGCTGGACGCCGGCGAGGTGAGCTTTTCGCTGAATTTCATCCCGTCGGACGCCACGCAAGGCTACAGCACGGGCCTTATCGCGGACATGGTGAACAAGACCCTGCGCAACTTCGAGCTGGTCTTTCCCGATGCGGGTTCGACCACCTGGAGCTTCGCGGCCTTTGTCACCGGCTTTGAGCCGGATGCGCCCGTCGAGGGCAAGCTGAGCGCGGATGTGACGCTGAAGATCTCCGGACAGCCCACGCTGGCGTGATGTTCGAGCCGGAAATCATAGCGCTGACAAACGAGATATGGAGGCGACGCCGTATGGCCAAGCTGCTGGGACGTGACGAGATCCTGCAGGCGAAGGACCTCAAGACGGAGCGCGTGAGCGTTCCAGAATGGGGCGGCGATGTCTTGGTGCGGTCCATGACCGGGGCCGAGCGGGATGCATTCGAGGCCTCGATCCTGGAAAAGCGCGGCTCCGATTATGACGTGAACATGCGAAACCTACGCGCCAAGCTGGCCGCCTGGACGATCGTGGACGAGGAGGGCAACCGTCTCTTCTCGGAGGACGACATCAAGGCGCTCTCCGAGAAGAGCGCCGGCGCGCTGCAGCGTGTGTTCAATGTCGCCTCCCGCCTGTCGGCCATCGGGCCCGAGGACGTGGAGGAGCTGGCAAAAAACTCAGAGAGCGCCCTGAGCGGCGCTTCTGGTTCCGCCTAGCCCTGGCACTGGGCTGCACCGTTGCGGAGCTGCAGCAGCGGATGAGCAGCCGGGAGTTCGCCGAATGGCTGGCGCTCTACGGGATGGAGCCCTTCGGGGACGCCCGGGCCGATCTGCGCAGCGGGATCGTGGCGAGCGTGATCGCCAACGTGAACCGCGATCCAAAGAAGCGCCGGCGGCCCTACAAGCCCGAGGACTTCGTGCCCCGGTTCGAGAGCGAGAGGCGACAGACGTCCTGGCGGGAGCAGCTGCAGTTCGTGGAGATGCTGAATACCGCGCTCGGCGGGAGGGATTTGAGGAAACGTGGCGACGCTGGCAAGCCTGGTAGTTAGCCTGGTCCTGGACTCTGCGAAGTTCGGGAAGCAGCTCGATCAGGAGGTGGGGAAGATCGAGCGTGTGCGCCGCAGTCTCAAGGAGACGGGCGCGTCGATGATGCGCGTCGGCGGCGCCATGACGGCCGGCATCACGCTGCCGCTGATCGGAATGGGCGCGGCTGCAGTAAATGCCGCCTCGGACTACGAGGAGTCGCTGAACAAGGTGCGCGTTGTGTTTGGAGACGCCGCGGCGCAGATCGAGGAGTTCTCCAAGACCGCCGCGTCGAACCTGGGCATGAGCAGCCAGCAGGCCCTCGAGGCGGCGGGCACTTACGGGAACCTGTTCACGGCCATGGGGATAGGAGTCGACGCGTCGGCCGAGATGTCCACCGAGCTGGTACAGCTTGCGGCCGATCTCGCGTCGTTCAACAACATGGATCCGACCGAGGTGCTGGACAAGCTGCGCTCCGGGCTGGTTGGTGAGGTCGAGCCGCTCAGGACGCTGGGTGTGAACTTGAGCCAGACCGCTATCGCTGCCAAGGCCATGGAGCTCGGACTGGCCGATGTGACGGTAGACGTGGCTGCGCTGCAGGCGGCCCAGGTGAAGGCCGCCAAGGCGCAAGAAGACTACAACAAGGCCGTCCAGCTTTATGGGAAGGACAGCGCGGAGGCCATTCTTGCCTTCGAGGAATATGCCAAAGCGCAGGAGAAGGCCGAGGAGCTGGCGAAAGGATCTGTCGATCAGCTCACCGCAGCCCAAAGGACCCAGGCCGCCTATGCCATCATCCTCGAGCAGACGGCGACGGCCCAGGGGGATTACGCGCGCACGGCGGACGGCCTGGCAAACTCGACGAGAACGGCAAAGGCAATGATCGGAGAGATGGCGATCTCCCTTGGCCAGCAGCTTCTGCCCTTTGCGCTCCAGGCCATAACGTTTGTGAAGGGGCTTCTCACGCAGTTCATGGCCCTGGATCCGTCCACTAAGCGCATCATCCTTGTCGTGGCGGGGTTGGCGGCAGCGGCTGGGCCTCTCCTGGTGGCGCTGGGGGCGATTGTCTCCGCAATAGGAGCGCTGATCAGCCCGATCGGGCTCGTGATTGTGATAGTTGGGCTTCTGGCGGCTGCCTGGGCGACCAACTTCGGCGGCATCCGGGACATGCTCACGAACCTGTGGACCAATACGCTGCAGCCCATCTTCAGCAAGCTGGCGACCTGGCTGCAGAAGAACATCCCCGTGGCCCTTCAGGCCCTGAGCAGGTTCTGGAGGAACGTCCTTCTCCCGGCCATCAGGGCCGTCTGGAATTTCATCTCGAAGGTCCTCTGGCCGATCCTGGTCGGCATTGCGGACATTCTGTCGGCGGTTGTAGGCACGGCGGTGAGGGCGCTCGCGGGACTCTGGCAGAAGGTCCTCTTGCCGGCGATCCGAAGGATATGGTCCTGGCTGTCCGAGAAGCTCGGGCCGGTCCTGAGAGGGGTCGGGACCGTGGTGAAGACCTGGCTCGGACCTAAGCTGCAATGGCTGAATGACAAAATCGTCCAGCCGCTCATACGCGGGTTTGGGGGCATTGTGGACGCCGCCCGCCGCGTGAAGGAGTGGATGGGCAGGATCGCTGACAAGATCCGAAGCCTGAAGCTGCCCGACTGGCTGACCCCAGGCTCCCCGACCCCCTTTGAGCTCGGACTGCGGGGCATTGCCAAGTCGCTGAAGCAGATTGATCAGATAGGCATGCCATCCTTCATGCTGCAGCCGGCCATGGCCAGCGTTACCAATGTGGCGAATGTGCCCGCCGCTGGCCGGCGGGGCGATGTGTACATCACGGTGGACGGCTCGAGGGATCCGCAGGCGACAGCCCGTGAGATCATGCGCCAGCTGCGCTTGCAGGGAGTTGTCCGATGAGCTATCCGGATGACCTCTCCATTGCGGTCACCCTGGACGGCGTAGACGTAACGGATTATCTGCGCGTGGGGACGCTGCAGATCGAAAGCGTGCTCACTCATCAGGTCGACACCTGCAAGCTGCGCCTGCTGAGCTCGGTCCCAAAGACACCCGAGGACTGGATGGAGATCACCGTGCAGGATGGGGCAACGAAGCTTTTCGGGGGCTTTGTCCAGGTCGTGCGCAAGGAGGAGCTGGGGCTCGGCTATGAATATGTGCTGGAGTGCGCAGACTATGCCTGCCTGCTGGATCGGATCATCGTCAAGGCTGAATACGAAGACATGACCGACGCGGCGATCCTCGCCGACCTCTTCGCTGATTATCTTCCCGAGATCGACGCCTCGACCCATGTGACCGCCATCAAGACCCACACGAAAATCCGCTTCAACCGCATGACGCTCAGGGAGTGTGTGAACGCGCTGGCGGATTATGCCGATGGCGATTGGTACATC